GGATAACGGAACAGTAGTTAAATACCTATCAGCCCACCTTACAGGCTACGGGACTGAGTTCATCGTCACAAAGTATGGCAACGTCATTCATATTGAAAACGTCGATGGGAATGAATTTACAGTCTCTGTTGAGAGCGATGGTGACGTCAACCACGATCGCCTACGCGCCCATAAGGGTACTGTTAGGACATTCACAGAGCTCCCCAACTTCTCCAACATAGGGTTTCGCCTTAAGGTCGCCGGAAGTGAGGCGACGGATTTTGACGACTACTATGTTGAATATATCAAGGATACCGATAATGATGCTGGAGGTGTCTGGAGAGAGGTCGTAGCCCCAGGGATTGAGACCAATCTTGACTTCAACACAATGCCTCATACTCTTGTTAGGGAGGCCGATGGAACATTTACCTTCGGTAGGCAGACGTGGGACTCAAGAGGCGCAGGCGACCTAGAGACCCTTCCTTGGCCTACCTTTGTGGGCAATGTTATCCAGGGTATTTCCTTCTTTAAGAACCGGCTGGTTTTCTCTACTGACGAGAATATCGTAACGTCCAGGGCTGGCAGTTTCTTCAACTTCTTTAAGGAGACTGTAACCACCCTATTGGACGATGATCCGATCGACATCGCCATCAACCACCCCAAAGTCTCAGTCATCAACCACCTTGTCCCCGTTGGGGATAGGCTGATAGCTTTCGCCGGCCTTACCCAGTTCGGCGTCCACGGCGCAGAAAACGATGGGCTGTTCACCCCGAGCACAGTAACAATCGATACGCTATCTACCCATAGGGTGGATCCAGATTGTGATCCAGCTAGAGCAGGAACCTCAGTGTTCTTCGCAGTCAATAGGGATACATCGACAGGGGTCCGGGATATGCAGTTTGGGGACGTCCGCCCAGGACAAGCCCCACCGACACCTTCAGTCACCGATCATTGCCCAGGGTTTCTCCCAGCTAATATGACCAAGCTGACTGCCGCTGCGGAGGCTAATGCTGTTGTCGGCATTTCAAGCGACCAGCTGAAACGCCTCTACGTCTACAAATATTATTGGTCAGGACAAGAGAAGCTCCAGAGCTCCTGGTCCTATTATGAGAGTGATTGGGACATCCTAGATGCTGAGTTCGTCGATGATGATCTCATTCTCGTCACCACAGATGGGACTGATACATACTTAGAGACCCTGCCGTTCAATGAGGACTTCACAGACAGCGGCGACTTGTACATCTGCCTAGACCACCGCGTCCACACAGACGCCCTAGCAGCAGGTTCATACGCTTCCGGACCGGATGAGACCACCTTCACGCTCCCCTACGACGCCTCAGGTGTCACCTGCGTGACGGCGGCTACCCATACCCTAGGATTAGGCGTCAATGTTGTCGTCAATGATGACACAGCAGGGACCACCGTCAAGGTCGCAGGAGACCAGTCGGCAGAGGACCTCTATTTCGGCTTCACATACGATGAAACAGTTGTCCTATCTGAGCTCGTAGCTAAGAAGCAGGTTGGTGGGCAGAGAGGATCGGCGACTGCCTTAGTCGCAGGCGATCTGACATTGCAACACCTAGAGCTACTGATGGGGCAGTCTGGGTACCTTACAGCCGAGGTTTCGTCCTCCTATAGGGACACATTCACCCATGTCTTCACAGGCGCAGCCTTAGGTGCTGCAGACAACCTAGTAGGAAAGCCGTCCCTTGATTGGGATAAATGGACTATCCCTGTGGGGCAGCCTACGAAGGAAATCGTGATCTCCCTCAAATCCAGCTCATATCTCCCTTCCGCCCTCCTCAATGGGGAGTGGATTGGGCAGCTATATCGAAGAGGAATATGATGGGGGACATCCCCTACATTCGCAAAGCCACAGTCGAAGATGCAAAATGGCTCGCGCCACGGCTGCGTAAGGCCGACAGGGCAGAGTGCCTAGCAGCTATCGGCAAGCCCCCCGAAGACGTCATGCCGGGGGGTGTGGCCCTTGCGACTGCAGCGTACACCATGCTAACCCCAGATGGGACCAGGTGTGGCATCTTCGGATGCTCCAAGATACCTGGTAAGCCTGGCTGGGGGTTGGTGTGGATGAGCGCTACAGATGAGCTCGAGAAGTACCCAAGGATATTCCTTAGGCACAGTAGGTCCATAATCGAGCTCCTACACCAAGAATATAAAACCCTATGGAACGTGGTGCACGCCGACAATGTTGTCCACATTAGGTGGATAAGTTGGTGTGGTTTCCATTTCGGCGCCGTCCACCATATAAATGGCGTCCCCTTTATTGAATTTACATCAAAGGTAGAATGACATGTGCCCAACAGTTATGGCAATTGCCTCCTTCGCGATCGGGGCTGCATCCTCGGTCATGGGGTATGTGGGCCAAAAGCAGGCTGTGGACAGCCAAGAAGAGCAGTACCGCAGGAATGCCGAGAACGCTAAGATGGCCACCTCCATCAAAGAGCAGCAGATCAATAGGCGCATCCTCCAGGAGGGTGAGGCTGCTGCTCAGAAGAAGTTCGAGACAAACCTAGACGCCAAGAGAGCCATCGCTACAGCTACTACAGCCGCGGGTGAGGGCGGAGTGTCTGGCCTTTCAGTATCCCACGTCCTTGGCAGCATCTATGCACAGTCAGGCAGGTTCAATGCCAGCGTGGATAGAAACCTCGACATCAATCGGTCATACTTCAGAGGCGAGAAGGAAGCTGCGCACACACAAGGCCAGGCGCAGATCAATTCCGTAGCCCTTCCTGAGAAGCCTTCGTTCCTTCCAGCCCTCATAGGCGTCTTCGGGAGTGGCGTTGATGCTTACGGCAGGTACAAACAGGCGACAGCATAATGGCATTATTCGGTAAGAACGTAGGCATCGAACAGATCCGCCCCGAAGCGATACGCCCAGCCCCCATAGGATCCAGCCAGTTCTCCGGAGCTCCTCGGTACTCAGGTGTGGGCGGAAACGCTACCCGCCTGGCCGACAGCTTAGCTAGCCTCAATAGCTCCCTCGCCAGGTTCGGATCAATCTCTAAAGCAGCCTCAGAGCCCACTAGGGAAGAGATCACTGATGAAGAGAACCTATGGTATGGGATGACCCCAGAGGAGCGCGAAGCTCGGCTGAAGTCCCCAGAGTTCCTGAGTTTGGACAAGACAGTCAGGGACGCAGCTTGGGCAGTCGCAGGTTCCGCAAGGGCTACTGAGTGGCAGCAAGAGATGCAGGCGGTCTTCTCCGATAAGGATTATGATCCTAAAGCAGATAAGGCGGCCGATCTCTACGCCAGACGCCAACAAGAGATGCAAGCCTTTGAGAACAACCCCGCAGGCGCAGCAGCCTTCTGGAAGGCCTCCGACAGCTACTACAATCGCTTCGTAAGTGGCGTTCAGACGGAGATCGCAGATGATGCTCTCCAGGCTCGGGACGACGCAGTCTTCTCCCACGTCACAGGCCGCGTCAATGATAGTATGTTGGACGGCATAACTGCAGACACAAATGCAGAATTTATCGTCAAGGAGATGGAGGCCCTTAAAGACTACATCAAGATGGATACCGGCAGCCGAAATGCTGTGTTCATGAAGATCATCGGCCATTTCGCCGATATCGGCCAGCCGGCCCTAGTCTCGTCCCTCCTTAACGCTAAGCGCGGAGAAGCCGGCCCTATTGGTGATACGGCTGAGTGGGCGGCCAAAGGCGTTGATATGGTCAACCTCGCGACAGGGGTAAAGATCGCCGCCGATAAAGAGAGTGGGCAGGACTTCTATATTCGTGCTGAGCAGGCTGTTAACGACGGATCCTTCACAGAAGCCTTCATCAATAAAATGAGCCCAGAGGACCAGAATAGGGTCACACCCTCCCAGCGCGCGCGGTGGCTTGTTGAGAGCCAGAACAATCGCGCACGGATCATCAAAGCGCGGAAGAAGGCTCAGCTGGAGCACGAGTACATAATCCACCAGAATAACTGGGAGGGAGCGGAGATCGCCAAAGCGGTCAAGATCGGCCAAAGAGGCGGCCTCGGCGACTTCACCAGCATCGGCCCAGCTGAGGGTTGGGTGCGTGGCCCGGATGGTAAGCCTAGGAAGGTCACCATGACCGCTAAGCAAATCCAGGATGGCGCCATAGCTGAGACCCTCAAGGACATCGAGAATACAGCTAAGAAGCAGGTTGTGCGAGGCGTCATGACGACCGATGAAGCAGCGGCATTCGTCCTTAATGAGAAGCTAGACTTCTCCGCTAGGAACAACCTCGTACTCCCTGAGTGGGAGAACAAGTTCCAAGCTGTGGCCAATGCAGCTGCAACTGGTGTGGTTAACGACGAAATACCTCCGCAGGACCTTCTCGACGCCGGCAATGAGTTCGCAGAGATTGAAGCGAAGAACAGCCAAGTCGCACAGTCCATCCTTAAGGGGTCCCCAGAGAGCCGCAGGTGGCTTGAGGTGTACTCCAACGCTAAGAACATTCTCAAGGCTACTGATCAGGTTGCCGCACGGCAGGCTACAAGAGCTCTAGGAATGTCCGAAGGGGCGATTAAAGCCGCCGGGCAGAGGGCTAAGAAGGCCGTAGACGAAAGCCTATCTCGGCTCGCTGATGGCGGATGGTTCGATCGCGATAAGCTTCCTGCATTTGAGATTAACGACGAAGACAGAGACCGCTTCGCAAGGACCATGACGCAGCTTATGGTCGTCAGCAACCTACCGGCAGCGGCCGCACAGAAGAAGGCTATAGAGCTCTTTGAGGAAGGATCGATCGTCGTTAACGGTCACCTCCTCGATAAGACTGATAAGGGCTTCCCAACGGACGGCCAGGAGCTCCTAGAGGGCTACCTTGATGAATGGGTAACCACCCCAGACAGCAGGACGCCGGATCAGACCCATGGTGAGCTCGAAGGCATAGAGAGCGGAAGCGACTTGTACTTGGTCCAGGTAGGCGTAGGCCAATGGCTGATCACCCACCAAGACAGTGGTGATTATGTCAACAACGACCATATGGTCACTACAGCCCACCTCAACGCACTTCGGAAGAAGCGTGCAGACCAAGCTGCTGTAACAGAAGCCGCCTGGGCGGACTACAAAGCCGAACACGGTAAGACCAAAGCAGTTGTGTTCTGGGGCCTCGGCGGGTTCGATCCGTCCGAAAGCGGTATCACCCCAAGCCTCGCTAAAGCTATCAATGCGGACGCCAGCCTGAAACGCCGAGTAGGCTCATTTGTAGACAACGCCGCCGATCGCCTAGGTTACACTAAAGGCAAAGCGGACGGTAAAGAGGTCTATGTAGATAGGGAAGGTCAGACGTTCATACCTTTAATCACTCTGACAAACAACCCAGAAGCTGAATTTGATCTCGATTGGGCAGAAGGTAAGTCCCTTCCCCTACAGAGGACGCCAGGAGGCGACTTCAGAGGAAATGTCCCGATCGCCCCAGACTTCAGAGGAAGGGTCCGGCGGAGTGAAGAAGAACTAAGGGGTCCTGGTACTCCATCATCCCTATCTAGGCAGCGGGTAATTAGTCCCGACTAAGCCCAACACTCCAAGGAAAACCCCCCATAATGAGCGAACTTAGAGATGCGATCCTCACTGAGGCTAAGAGACTAGGCATTGACCCCAACGATCTTGCCACAGCCATCTCTTATGAAACCGCAGGCACCTTCAACCCCTGGACCAAGGGCCCCGTAACCCAACATGGGCAGCATCGGGGCCTTATCCAGTGGGGAGAGCCGCAGAGGGAGACCTATGGTGTCTACAAAGATATGCCTGTCGCTGCGCAAATGCGTGCAGTTACAAGCTACCTCCGAGACAGGGGTGTCAAACCTGGGCATGGGCTCCTAGATATCTACTCAGCGATCAACGCAGGCCGCGTAGGCTTGTACGACCGCACTGATGAGAACAATGGTGGAGCCCCCGGCACCGTCCGGGATAAGGTCATGTATCAAATGGCCGGGCACAAAGCCAAAGGCAGGAAGCTCCTCGGTGGGCTGATCACAGCGCCGACGGTTGCTCGTCCAGGCCCCTCCGAAGCCCTACAGGCCACTACTGCTGCCAGAGAAGCTGCTGAGGGTGAGGCTAGGAGCTCTTTCCTAGAGCAGATCACAGACGACAACCCTTATGCAGACTATCGTGCACCCATCGTCGAGAACCGCTTCGAGAAGGCCGCCAACGCCCAAGATGATCCATACACCTTAGGCCAGGCGATCGTAGGTGCGGCATCTACAGACTGGATGGCGAGCAACATGCTCTCCCGCATGGGAGAAGGCTACGACGAAGACCCAAACTGGGCACCGACGCCGGAGGAGTGGTCCAAGATCTCCAAAGAGATACCGGAGGTGTACCACGAGGACCTTCTCGACGCCACGAGTGCACAGGACTTCGCCGATCGGCAAGCTTGGGCCATGCAGGACGCAGCGGTTGTTAATAAGCTAACCGATATGGGGGTCCAAGGCACAGTGATCCGTATGGGCGTAATGGCTGTAGATCCCTTCGCTCTTGCCGCTATGGTAGCAACAGACGGCGTCGCAGCACCAGCTATCGCTGCAGCCAAGTTCGGCCGCCTAGGAAGGATACTCCTCAGGGGTACAGCCCTAGGTATGGAGAACGCAGGGTTTGAAGCCGCAGCTATGCGGTGGGACCCGAAGATCTCTGAGCTGGACATAATCGCAGCCGGTGGCTTAGGAATGTTCCTAGGGTCCACACTCGGCGCAATTGCCCGTCCAGCTACTGCCAATGAGGCGCGTGCGATGCGCAACGTCGCTCAGAACCTCATGGACCACCCAGAAGACGTATTTAGTATGCGTGGTGCAGGCGCTGCGGAGAACCTCGGAGAACGCCCGGTCATTGGCAATGTGCCTATTATTGACCCAGCAGACGTCCCCGACGTCGCCCTTCCTAAGTGGCGCTTCGATATGTCGGCCACCATGAATAAGTCTAAAGACCCCCTCACGAAACTGTGGGGTCGCGCCCTTCTTGACGAAGGCGTAGGAATGGCTGATCACGGCGTATCTGAAACCTCAGCTTCCGTCCGAGCCGGCCGCCGCCACCACGTAGCAGAGCGATCTTGGGGGGCAGCCGTCCTACCAGCTATGCGTGGATGGGCTAAGAACACGGGGAAAAGTAAGTGGCTAGGGGTAGGAGACTACTCAGATGCCGACTGGAATGAGTTCGGCGGATTGGTTGGGGACTTCGTCCGCGATCGGCGCCCGAATGCTCACCTCGAGTACGATAAGAACGTCGTAACAGCGGGCCTAGAGTTCCGCAATCAGATGCGCCAATACGCTGAGGAGATGCAGAACCCCGCAATCCGCAGGGGTGGCATCGCCGACCCAATCAGTGAGGTTGGCCCAGACGACTTCTATTTCCCCCGCTACGCCGACCCAGAGGCAGCTTCCTCTATCTCATCGAGGTACACCAACAAACAGATCGTTGACTTCATCAAGGAAGCTATCCGCAAGGCTCAGCCAGACATAGATGAGGACCTCCTGCACCGCATGGCCTCCGGCTACTGGGATAACCTCAGAGTTGGTGGTATCGGCGCTCAGTCCAAGATGGACGACGCATTCCACCGAGGAAGCTTTGAGGACTTCAAGGCGGCCGTTCTGGAAAGCCAGGGAGCCAAAGACATCGACGACGCCCTCCTCGAGAAGGTGTTCTTTGAGGTCGAGGACCTGGTAGAGAAGCCTGGCGCCACTAAAGGCCGATCGGATAGCCCAAGGACCAAGCGTAAGACGCTCATGGATGAAGAGTTTGAAGCGTACCTCGTAGACAAGAGCGGCAAAATGGGCGAACGTCCCCTGCGTATGTCGGACTTCTTCGTCCGAGATGCAGACTTCGTCCTCCGCAAATACTCCAGGCACATGTCTGGTAGGGTAGCTCTTGCAGATACTGCCATTAGGGATCCGAACACCGGTGAGGTTCTCGTTCGTGGTGTTTACAGCAATGGCGAAGTGGAGCAGGTAATCCAGCAGGTCGAACGATCCTGGGCCAGCCTGCCGCTCAGTGGCGAAGAAATCAAGCGGGGAGCTCATCAATCCCGCCGCCACCTAGAGTACGCTTTCCAGGGCATATTAGGTCAACCCCTCTACGACACAGGGTCCGGATTGGCTCGCCTCTATAGGCGCATCATGGCCCTCAACTTCTTCCAGCTGATGGGCAACTTAGGCATCAACCAGGCGCAGGAAACGGCGCGTTGGATTGGCCACCTAGGCTTCAGAGCAGCGACCAGGCACATGACTGGGCTGAAACAGATCATCGATGGCGAAACCGGCCACCTCGTAAGTCCCCGCCGATTAGATAGGGAATTGCAGGCAATCACCGGCAAAGGCATGGATGTAGACTTCAGACGCTGGCAGGGCCGCTTCGATGACGACCTCCTGGCCACCTCAGAGTATGGGGCTAAGGGTAAGAGGATCGATCGGGCGCTTATCAAGATGGGGCAGTTCACGTCGAAAATGTCGATGATGAACTACATTCATGCTTGGCAACAGAACGGCGCCATGAAGGGCATATCTCAGCGCATGTACGACCTCAGCCGTCAAACCCTAGTCAAAGGGGCGGAAGGGCGGTCGGTCAAAGACTTCGACCTATCCAAACTGAAAGGTAAGGATCTCGAGAAGCTTCGCAGCCTGGGATGGTCAGACGCAGACGTTCGGCAGATATTCCGCCACATGAGCACCCACGCTGAGGTGGATGGAGGAACCCACTTGCGAGGAATGAACTTCGAGAAGTGGGACCCTGATGCTAAAGAGAAGTTCGCGAACACCCTCTATAGGTACACCAATCGTCTCATTCAGGAGAACGATATGGGCGACCTCAATCATTGGATGACGCAGCCGGCAGTAAAGATGATGTTCCAGTTCCGCAGCTTCGTTATGGCTGCCTACGTGAAGAACACACTGCACGGCATTCACCACTTCGACGCTAAGCAGTTCGTATCCTTGATGGGCGAATATGTCGCCGGAGTGGCCACCTATGCGGCACTGACACATGTCAGAGCCCTAGGGAGATCCGATAAGGAGGAGTACCTGAAGAAGAATGCCTCTACCGATCAGCTTGCACTCCAGGGCTTCGCTAGGATGGCGGCCGCGTCGATCACTCCGATGGTTATCGACAGTGCCGTAGGCCTCACGACTGGTGACCAGCTGTTCAGTAAGGCTCGTGCCTCTGGTTCAGCTATGGACCCCGTCGTTGGTAGTTCCATCTTCCAGGGTACCATCCAATCCCTCAATAAGGGGCTTAGAGGCGGCGCCGAAGCGCTCGTAATGGGCCGTTCACCTACACAGGGAGAAATGAGAGCTCTTTGGAGGGGCGTGATGACCAATTCGGTCATTCTGTCACCTATCCTAAATGCAATGATCTCAGACCTCCCAGAAAAGAAACAGTAAGGACACATGGCCAAAAGCTACACAGAGGTGACAAGCACGGGGCAGGCGACATACACCGCCCCTGCTTACATCGATAAATCACACGTAACGGTGCTTGTGGACGACGTCTCAGTATCATTCACTTGGGACAGTGCGAGCATCGTGCGACCAGACGTTACGCCCACCTCAGGGCAGGTCGTCAGGGTCCGGAGGCTTACTCCTGGGGACGCCCTACTAGCGACCCTATCCGACGGCTCGATCGATAGTGCTGCATATTACAACACCATTGGCCTTCAATCCCTTTACAGGGACCAGGAGTTGGAAGAAAACAGTGATGTTGCTGCAGCATTTGTGTCCCAAGCCGAAGCCGAAGCTGGAACAGAAGTTGCCGTCCGGAGGTTCTCTCCACTGCGCATTGGGCAAGCTATTGCTGCCCTGGCGTCTGGCGGTGGAGATATGTTCAAGGCCACCTATGATCCAACTACGGTCGCTGGCGATGCCTTCGATATGGACAATATGGTTGAGGGGACTAGCCTCATCCTCACTGCCGCGGAGCGTTCCAAGCTATCAGGAATTGAGGAGTTGGCTGACGTCACTGATGCGACGAATGTGGCTAACGCTGGTGCTCCTATCATATCATCTGGCGCAGGCGCTCCAAGCTCTACTCCCTCTGCTGTTGGTGACATATATGTCGATACCACCGCAGACACCGCCTATGTAGCAGCAGGAACGGCTTCTTCCGCCGACTGGAAGCAGGCCACTGGTGCTGGGACTGGCGATCTCTTAGCGGCAAACAATCTCTCAGACGTAGCTTCTGCTGCTACGGCCTTCTCCAACATTAAGCAGGCAGCCACAGATGCTGCCACAGGCGCGGTCGAGCTTGCGACTATTGCGGAGGTGGATACAGGTACAGACACCGCTAGGGCGATAACCCCAGCTGGTTTAGCTGGATCTGCTCTGCAGACTAAGGTTGATGGCATAGAACCCGCTGCCGATGTGACCGACGCGGATAACGTAGCAGCCGCAGGTGCTCCTATCATATCCTCCGGAGCCGGCGCTCCTGGGTCTACGCCTTCAGCCTTAGGCGACATATATGTCGATACTACAAATGACATCATCTACATCGCCACAGACACTGTGTCTTCGGCTGACTGGGATGCTGCTACGGGCGCCGGCGGCGGAGACGCACAGACAGCTAACTCACTCGCACAGTTTGCTGCAACAACGAGTGCGCAATTAGCGGGAGTGATATCCGACGAAACAGGATCTGGTGCGCTGGTGTTCGGAACATCTCCGACATTGGTCACGCCAAACCTAGGAACACCCTCGACGCTAGTAGCGACGAACGCCACCGGGACTGCGGCGGGCCTAACCGTCGGAGCTACCACCGGTGTGGAAGCAGGCGCAGACGTCACAGACGCAGACAATGTCGCTGCTGCTGGCGCCCCCATCATTTCCTCGGGGGCTGGTGCTCCTGCATCGACCCCAGCAGCTGTTGGTGACATATATGTAGATACCACAGCAGATGTGGCCTATATAGCGACAGGGATAGTCTCCTCAGCAGACTGGACGCTTACCTCCGGCGGCGCAGGAGACCTTCTTGCAGCCAACAACCTATCCGACGTCGCCAGCGCTGCAACAGCCTTCTCTAACATCAAGCAGGCTGCGTCAGACACGGCGACTGGTGTCGTTGAGCTCGCTACGATCGCTGAAGTCGACACTGGGACAGACACCGTTCGGGCGATAACCCCAGCAGGCCTCGCTGGTTCTGCCTTACAAACTAAGGTCAATGGTGTTGAGGAGCTAGCAGACGTCACTAACGCAACCAGCGTTGCGGCCGCTGGTGCAATCATGACCGGCGACACTGAAGTCACAGAACAGGCTGACGCAACGTGGGAAGCAGGCGTAGGAACTACAGCGAGCATCGTCGCTCCAGACGCTATCGCCGCTGCAATTGCTGCTCTAGCTAGTGGTACCACACAACTTTCCTTTACAGAGTACGATAAGGGGGCTTATGCGGTCTCCACAACATTCACTCAAGCCCACGGAAAGGGCGCTCAGCCTTCTCTAGTTATGTGCTGGATTGAGTGTACCACAGCTGACGTAGGTTATTCAGTCGGCGATAGGGTCCTGATAAGCAATCTTGATGCGGTCGCGGATATCAACACGCAGCCTACCCTTTCTGTTGATACAACGAATGTCATCCTAGATACCCCATCTGGGCTCCCTGCAGTATCCTCTAAGAGCTCTACCTCAAATGCGGCAATAACGGCAGCTAGCTGGAAGGTCATCTTTAGGGTCTATGATGCCTCAGACATCACTGGAGCGATCCAATTCGTCATCGATGGTGGCGGGTCGGCGATCGGTGATGGGATCAAAGGCGACCTTCAAATACCCTTTGGGTGCACGATCAATTCAGTCACCCTTCTAGCAGACGTATCTGGATCCATTGTGGTTGATGTGTGGAAAGACACGTACGCCAATTTCCCACCAACAGATGCCGACAGCATAACAGCGTCTGCTGTTCCCACAATCACTGCGGCGACGAAATCGACAGATGCTACATTGACTGGTTGGACTACGGCTATAGCGGCTGATGACGTTCTAAGGTTCAACGTAGATAGCGCAACAACGGTAACTAGGGTGACGGTCGTCCTAGATATCACAAAGACATGATAGGAGGGCTATATGCCAATTGTGTCCAGAACACTGACAAAGCTAGCTGAGCGACCAGACGTCCAGCCTGGGTGGGCATATTGGCGCGTGGATGGGGTGGACGCCAAGGGTAGAACATACGAGCACAAAGGCTTCGGTGCCCTCCAAGCAGATGCGGAAATCATCCGCGATACGGTGACGTGGGATACGGCTGCGGAGGACCTCAGGGACGCCCTAAAGTGGGTTCAAGCAGGGAACCTTCTGGGCACGTTCGACCTGACGGGGAGAGACATAACCTTAGAGCAGGCTGAAGAACACGTCTTCGCATTTTTTGTTAGCTCCAAAGGGGATGACGCCATGACGGTCGTTTGGTGGATGGATCAATTCAAGGTTGGCGAATTCAACGCTATCCGTAATCGCATTGGATATGTCCAACCTGCCATCTCCGAAATACCCCTCCGAGTATCCTCTATGGTCAATGCGATAGGGCATTATGACAACACTTTTGAAGATCCGAGGTTAGCATAATGGCTGTTTACCTTTGTGATCTCGACTTAACGACAGGAACTGACACTGGAACAGTCGCAGCTGGGTGGGCCAACGCCTTCAAGACGATGGCTAGCGCCTTCCCCCGATCCGCCTGGGACATTGTTTATATCCGAGGCACGGAATTAGCTAACGCAGCCACCACGGTGGATTTCGGTGGATCATCTGGCAACCCTGTAATAGTCATCGGCGTACCTACTGGTGGAAGTCCGTCTGAACCTCCGACACAAGCTCAGATAATCCAAGGCATACGCACAGGTGGTGCTACTACTGGTGCCAAAGATGCTAATATTCCTGTTCTTGGAACTCTAACCTCTAACCAAGATTTAGCTATTGATGGGTATGCCTATTTTTATGGAATAAAATTCTTCCCCTATCGGCAGGCCTTCTACAGCACAGAACATCACTATTTCCATTTTGATGAGTGCTACTTTGAGTCAACACAGCACACAGACTATGGCTTCACCCTGGGTTCTGCTAATACTGTTATGGGATACGGAGGCCATAATAGGCTTACAAATTGTGTATTTGACCCATCATTAGGCAAGCTTGCTTTTGCTCCAGGCACTGAAATCATTAATTCTGAAACAGCGATGGCAGCAAAAACCGATGGTGTAATTAGGTCTGCAAGGGGCATAAGACATATAGGTTGCGACTATAGCAATGCTGCTCATACTCTGGTCAAGTTAGCAACTACATCTCCGGCTAGTGCTGATGCAGACCCAATGATCTTTGATCGCTGCCAACTACACGCTTCGTCGGCGTTAACAACAGGCACAGCCGTTGCTGATTATCGTCTAGTCCTTAATCAGTGCAAGCGCGGTGCAGCTTCTGAGACCACCCGGCAGGAAGAATATGAGGTGTATTCTTTTAGGGGTGATATCATTCAAGACACGGTTAATCACCTAACGACCGGAGCGGCCAACGATGGGCTGAATGATTATTCGCTCGCCTACACTCTGACGGTTGCGAATGTTCTGGAAAATTATGTCCCGATGTACGGAGAGTGGATGGTCGTGGATGTCGATGGGGATGGTACCTCCAAGACACTCACGGTCCTGATCAACAACAGCGGCGCTTCAGATCTTACGGATCAGGAAGTGTGGTTGGAGGCTGCCCCATGCTCTGCCACTGGGACGGCTAAGGCCGATTGGCACACTGGGCAGATGCAATTGCTTGGGACGCCGTCTAGCTCCAATAGTTTTATCTCAAATGATACGACAGCTTGGGACGGCAGCCTGACGCAAGCTCAGAAACTCACAATAGCGATTGCGCCCGATTATGATGGGCCTCTCTATTGCCGCGTCCTGTACGCCAAAACTGGAACACCGCCAACGCTTTATGTTAATCCTGAGCCAACGGTGGCATAAATGGCAACTGTAAGACAAATAGTCGGCGGAGGTCTTGTTAAAGACCCCGCTGACGGCAAGACCAGGCAGGTTGCAGGGGCCGGCACTGTTACAAATAGCCCGGCGGCGGCACCGGCAGGAACTCCGTACGCGTATGGGCAGATCATAATCTAATCGCAGGACACCAAAAATATGAAAGAAAAACCAAGATGCCATCCGTAGCGGAGCAGGGGGACCTACAACGCGTTCTAGGCAGGATCGAAGGAAAGATCGACGGTATCTACCAAAGAATGGACCACCTAGATGCTCACAACACAGAATGCGACCAGCGCCAGGTCCGCCTAGAAGTCAGGGTGGGTGCCGCTGAAAAGAAGATATGGACAGCTTCTGGGGCTGCGGCCGTCGCAGGTGCAGCCTTAGGGTTGTTTGTCAGATACTTTTCTGGAGGCAGTTCATGAGCACACTCAAGACCACCTTTGAACACATTCATAAGCTCCTAGCAGATGACATGCTAGACGTCCTCAACAATGGTGTCAGAGTGGTCACCGAAGATGGTGAGTACTACAGGCGCCCCAACGCTCAGGAGTGGAATGCTATCTGCAAGTTCCTCAAGGACAACGGCATCGATCGCCTCCCCGCAGAGGCCCCAGGTGCTGATGATCCCTTCGCCAAACTTCTTAAGAAGGCTAAGGAACGGACTGATAGTTCAAGAGAAATCGATTGATCTTCGCAGAGCATACAGCCCACCTCCTACTAGATAAGATTAAGGAGAAGCTCGGCTGCGGCATCTGCAAGTCAGAGAATGATCCTCAAGAACTTGCCTTATGGCACCATGAGCAGCAGCGGTTGATGGCCGATGATGACGCCATCCTCCTTCCACATGAGGAGGTCCTCGATATGGGCGCCGTATGCCTCTCTTGTATCATCCGCGTAAGGGAGATAAAATCACCACCCATAGCCAGGCTCCCATTAGAGCCCTCCTGAGAGCCGTTAGTGTTTTCTGGGGGGATGGTACCCGGAAACCTTAAACGGCCGCTGGTGGATGAACGGGTACACAGGAAACGCCTATCTAATCGGAATGCTGCCCCATCAATCTAAGGAGTGATTAGAGTGAAGACCACAAAGGTATTTTTCAGGCCCTACGACACACCTGGGAGTAAGGGCTATAGGTACGACGTATTCCTAGAAGATGGAACCCCCATCATGATTGGTTCTCTTAATCCGGGGAATGATACAGCCAGAGCCTTAGTCGCTAGGGGCATATCCGGTCGGATGACAACCCACGACTATGGCTCCTACCAGACGACAGCTAGGATGATTTATCCAGACATTCAAACTGCAGCTAGTCGGTGTGTCTTAGAGGGGAACCTATCTGGACCGGTGGAGCGCAAATGGAAAGAAAACCCTTATGCAACCTGAGGACCCCCTCAAGGCCGACTTCAAGGTGTTCCTGTACGTCGTATGGGACGCCTTAGGACTACCTGAACCCACCAGGAGCCAGCTAGCGTTGGCTGAGTGGATGCAGCATGGCCCTAAGCGACTTGTCGTAGAAGCCTTCCGCGGCATCGGCAAATCCTGGGTGGCATCCGCCTTTGTATGCTGGCTCCTGTATTGCGACCCGCAGCTGAACATCCTTGTGGTGTCGGCCTCTAAGACCCGCTCAGACGACTTCTCAACATTCACCCTTCGCCTCATCAATGAGCTCCCCTTCCTGAGCCACCTAGTACCAAAGGATGGGCAGCGCAATTCTAAGATCAGCTTTGACGTAGGTCCTGCAGTAGCCGCTCATGCGCCGTCGGTGAAGTCGATCGGCATCACAGGGCAGCTCACTGGCTCCCGAGCTGACGTCATAGTCGCTGACGACATCGAAGTCGCAGGAAACTCAGCGACACAGATGATGAGAGATAAGCTGTCCTCTTTGGTTAAGGAGTTCACTGCGATCATCAAACCGCTGGACAGCTCCCGCATCATCTACCTAGGCACACCTCAGACTGAACAATCCATCTACAACCTACTCCCGGAGCGCGGATATGAAATCAGAATTCTGCCAGCTAGATACCCAGATGACACTACAAAATATGGAGATCGGCTCGCAGCTTACCTTCGACGCGATCTGGAGCAAGACGACACCCTCAGAGGGAAGCCGACATGTGAACGCTTCCCCGAAGAAGTCCTCCTCGAAGCCCTCGGAGAATACGGCGGCACAGGCTTCGCCCTACAGTTCCAGCTAGACACTAGCCTAAGTGATGCTGAGAGGTATCCTCTTAAGCTCCACGACATGATCGTCATGGACATCGATCGTAAGAGGGCCCCCAGCCAGATGGCTTGGTGCAACGACAAAACCAACATCATAGAGGAGCTCCCGAATGTCGGCTTCAATGGCGACCGCTACTACAGGCCCTTCAACATCTCAGATGAGTGGGAACCCTACTCAGGGATCGTTATGGCTGTCGATCCCTCGGGACGAGGTGGTGACGAAACTGGCTACGCAATTGTTGCAATGCTCCATGGACGCTTGTTCGTACTCGACGCTGGAGGCCTCTCTGGAGGCTACTCTATGGAGACCCTCGAAGCTATAGCTACGAAGGCTAGGGACTTTGGGGTGAATGAGATCGTCATCGAACCTAACTTCGGCGATGGAATGTACAACAAGCTCCTAGAGCCTGTGTGTGCCCGCATCTATCCTGTGACCATCTCGGATACAGAGCGATCATCGACACAGAAGGAAGCTAGGATCATCGACTGCCTAGAGCCAGTCCTCAGTCAGCATAGGTTGGTCGTCGATCGGAGCATGATCGAAAGAGACTTCAACTCCACCAACGACCGCCCTGCAGAACACCAGAACCGCTATAGGCTGATGTACCAGCTGACTAGGATCACCAGAGACAGAGGCTCTATCCATAAGGACGATAGGATCGATGCCTTATCCTTAGCTGTTGCATACTGGACGGAGCAGATGAATAGGGACACAGAGACAGCCCATCAGCAAGCTAGAGCTGAAGCTCTCGATAAAGAGCTAGATAAGATAATGACACTCTGCACCCATAATGGCTATGTTCCCTCAATAGGTGCCCTACCAGATGGGGAGACATGGGATGGTGGACCTAACTTATTGGGCCGCTGGTGTGGCTAATGCAGCCTATCACTAAGTCCTTGAGGGGACCACTTAAATTAATACCCTCCACTCTGGCCTGGAGGTGTATATATAGGTTACATAGAAGTGGCCTCCCCGTCTGTGTGCATATTCTGTGAAGTGGATATGAGGTGGTGACCACCATCATCACCTCCCACACCCCAACTACAGCCTATGTGTCAACCTACGTGTCAACCTATGTGTCCACCCATGTGTCAGCCTATGTGTCAACCTATGTGTCAACCTACGTGGCCCCTTAGGGTGCCCTTAGGGTGGATCTTCATGTGGGTTGTGGTGGGGGTGAATAATTTTTCTGGAGACTTTGAGTGGTCGACCTCGAGAGGTGAGGACCGCGATGACCCCCCGGTGCCCCCCAAAAAGGCAGGCAGGGCATGATCAATTCACGTTCTTGGCACCGCCATGGACACCGGCAGGGGCAAAAGGCAGGCCTCAGGCTGGCTTACACAAGATGCAGGATCACATGTGGCCTAATTGGTGCCTTGTTGTGGTTCTGGCGCGGTTAATGTGGGTGTCTGTCTTTTCCTATCTGTTTTTCTATTGGCTGGCCACCTCACCGCCACTATAGGCCACCTCACCGCCACTGCAGGCCACCGAAGCGCCACCTCTTGTTGCTCTCTTGCGGATAACTGAATTTTGTTTGTCTGCAATTTCAATGACTTAATGCCATTCTGGACATAAATCGACTAGATAGGCTCATTTTTTGTTTGACATGCTCCCCAGAATGCTTATTTAGGGGGCATCAGAAATAGGAGCAGCCAGTGGCCAAGGCAGACACTACCGTTTACCAGATTACATTTTCACCATTTGGGGAACTTGAGATCACGCCGGCTAATGCCAAAGACAATACGCCGGCATGGGCGCACGGCAAAAGTGGACGTCGCCATGCACGGCACGGCCGCCTATTTGCTGGCTATTACACCCACAAAGAAAGGAACTAGGACCATGTACTTTGACCGTTTCGATATCTGCGAAGCTTACTATTTGTTCGCCGCAGACTGGCACGGCGGGAAATGGTCGCCTGAATACGCCATATTTGGCCGCCTGCATAACCTGCAATTCAGGCCAAGCCCGATCTTGTCCAAAGACAGCCTGTCGGAAAATGCCCGCGATATCTTGGCCAATCTCATAAGGCGGGCAAGGCGCGGCGAAACCGTTGTTCGCGCCGTTTGAACGCCACTATATAAGATGCAAGGAAAGAGGAGCAGCACAAATGTATGATCGTGATATGCCCTTAATCAAGGCTCACGCCTTAGCTTCACCGCAAGGCTTGCATGACGTCATAACATTCGTTTTGTTGACGATCCAGCAGCCGTTCCAAGGCGTCGCGACGGCAATGGATAGGGTCCGCTCGGAAGGTAGGGACTGCGCCTTATTGTTCGGCTCTAAAAGGCTTGGCTATGATTATGCTGCCTTGCATTGCGACGTATTGCACGCAGCTGTCGTCAAGGCCGTCGAGGTGCAGGACACTATCGGCGCCTTGGACGTTCTCACAAATGTGCCAGGATTGGGTGTCGTCAAGGCGGCGTTTGTTGCTCAGCTTTGCGGCTTAGAAGTAGGTTGCCTTGATGTCCACAATATGAGGCGTTTCGGTCTGGCGCCGGCTGCCTTCAAATGGCCACCTAAGGCGAAGCGTGAAACCAAATTGAGCAAGATTGCCGCCTATGTCGAAACATGCGCCAAACTAGGCGGATCGCGGTATCTCTGGGATAGTTGGTGCGAATATGTAGCAGGCAATCGTGGCAATAGGCGGTTGACCACCGGTGACGCAGTATCGGCTTTTCATGTCGAATGTTTTAATCTCTGAACTTCACCGGATCGGCCAAATGATCGGCCAAATAGGAGATAGGACTATGCAGAAACAGATAGAATTTACCTTCACCATGGGCAGCGATGTCCTCGTTTACACTGAATGGAATAAGCTCCGGCGTCAGCTGGCAATGGACATTTCCCGCGACTTTGGCGGATGTCGGTTTGTCCATGGCGAGGGTGCGTGGCGCGATGGTGCTGAAAGCAGCGCAGGGACCTACCCCGGCAAGCTGCACCATGATGAAACCCTAAGCCTTATTATCGCTGTGCCGACGCAGTCCGCCGAGGCCGCCTTTGGTATCATTCAAGACACCATCGCGGCAGCTGTTCACCACTTCGATCTGGGCGACCGGATTGACTGGATTGATACGACGCAGAGGGAAGTGGTTGCCCATCATTGGCAGGTTTCTTCCAAGCTCATTCTTAGCTAAAATTAGCATAACTTCATAGCACAAATAAGGGGAATAAATGAGATGGTGATGAGTAAGAGAGAAGCAGCTTCGGTGGCCCAATCAAAGCCCACTGCAGACCCATATAGAAATCTAGAGAGGGATATTGCGTTGAACCTAATCCGGGCAGACAGTATGAGAACCCGAACGGCGCCGGCGGTGGCGTGGTACCTGCAGGCCGCTCTAGATGCAATGCAGGGTGACCTAAAAGAAGCCGTACGATCGGCATATATGGCAGAAATAGCGGTTGTGGGATCATGACTTGGAACCACTATTTGATGTTGAACATTTCACTGGCATCGTCCAACGTCGACGTCGTCCGAGCCTGCAGGCATAGGCTATCAGGGGACGCTAGAAAAAGCGCTTTCAGGGTAGCTAGGCATAGGCTCTACCGGGCAGCATTGGCCCACCATTCAGACGCAAAAGGCCTTTATTGTAAGGTCGTAACAGGAAGGATCTAGATATGACACGTTTCCCAGAAATGCAGGACCCCGCACCATCAAAGGGGCTGCGTGCAGTCGAAGGACCTCAAACTAATCCTACAGACCTTGCCCTATTTGCTGCGCTGAGCCGTGCGATAGATGCGATGGCGGCGAAGAAATTTGAGGGTTTACCTCCGGCATCATCAGCACCAGGCCAGATCGCAATAAATGAAAGAGCGGAAGCTTGGCGCAAGATCGCTAATGAGCGCGCTGCTCTGCGGGCATCAGAAGGCAGAGGCAAAGCAGATCACTAATAGATGTGGTGATCGGGGCGCCCTACGGGGGCGGGGCGTCCTAGTGACCACATCAGAACCACATCAGAACCACGATAGGAGCAAAGATCATGCACGAGATAAATTGCGACGATATGGACCAATTTGTTCTGATCATCACCCGCCTCGTCGAAGCTGGATTTAGCTTCAAAGCAGACGCAGGCACCTTCACAATCACCCTGACAGGAGGCTTCTGAGCTATGACCTATGCACTCGTTATTGCCGGATTTACGCTCTTTGCAGGAGTGGACGCCGATGTCTGCAGTATGTTGAAGGCGCAGGCTCTCTATGAGCTCCCCTCAATAGCAGCATCTGAGATCGTATGTGTGCCGCAAAAGGACGTCTGACATGTTGGTCTACAGGATTGAACACAAAGACAGCAGCGAGCATGGCCCTTGGAGCCTTAAAGGCTGCCTCGGCATAGGCCTCTACGTTAGAGGCAGAGGCTTCGATATGTCCGATATGGACGATCACCATCCGGGCGACGGGCCTGGGCTGATGGACCACCGGCACTACGACCGTCCTATCTGGCAGGACCACAATAAGGGCAGGTTCTGCGGCTGCGCCGCTCTTGCGGACATTGAGGAGTGGTTCCCGGACCGGAAAGGCCGCACCAAAATGCAGCGGGGAGGCTACCAACTATGGGTCTATGAGGCGGACGATGAGGACGTTTACGAAGGCATCTCTCAGGTCACCTTCACCCTCGATATGGCCCACCGCCTCCAGCGGCTGTCTCTAGTCACCTTCAAACCCCTAAAGGACCACCTAAATGACCAGAAAGAAGCGCAAGGCATATGCTCAGGCCGTTTGGGTCCATATGAATGATGAAATTAGACGCATAGGCAGCGGCGTTCGGCCTGTTGTCGTCACCCACCTAGGGACAAAGCGCGTCCGCCTCATGTCGCCGTCCAACGGCTTCGTTACGTGGATAAGCAGGTCGCTATGGGATCAACGTAAAGAAGTCAGGAGACCAGGAAAATGATTAATTATACGTACCGCTGCGAAAGCAGGGAAGAGGCCGAATTAGTGTGCGCCGCAGAACGCCTAAAGTGGCCACTGTGGGGCTACAATACGTCGCTCTCAATCCGACGCCAGCCGGGCGGTTGGTACAGAGTTTATGTCACTAGAGGGACATCATGCGATTAACCGTCACTAGGAGGACATCATGCGATTAACCGACGAACAAGCAGACAAAGTCTGGCGTGTAGCCCTCTGGGCAGGGACGATCATTTCGCTTGCCGCCTCTTTAGTCATCTTCAATATACCAACGTAGGAGAGCCACTATGCTCATCACCAAAAGATCGATTTTCACGCACGACCTGAACACCATGGACATACCGATCACTCCTGAGGAGCTCATCGAGTGCCAACGGAAGTGGGAAGATGGAACCTTAATTCAGGAGGCCTACAGCCAGCTTAACGCCGACCAGAGGGAGTTCCTTATGACCGGAGCTACTCCTGAGGAGTGGGACAAGATTTTTCGCAAAATGGAAATCGTTGACAATCTGGAAGACGGTCCTCTTGTGGAGATCGCCGCCCTCGGAGACCACGACTATGACGAACCAGCATTTTGAAAGGATAGAACCATGCGAACGAAAATTATGAATGCACCAGCTAGGATTTCTATGCTCACCGCGATCGCCGTCGGAGTAGCTCTACTCCTCGGTGGGTGTAAGACTGATCCAGATAGTGACCCTTGTGCCAGGGTCGGCGACAGCCCTATGGAGCAGGACGTATGCCGCTCTGTCCAGTCGGCTAAATGAGTGAATGGATTGGATGGATCATCTGGGCTATCTGGACGATCCTCGCCATCGTCGCCTTACTTAGGCAACCACGTTAGGAGCAACAGCAATGGCTAAACAAAGACGCGGAGGTTGGCAGGGGGATCTGCGCCTCCCCGATGGGCGGAGACAGCGCCTACAATTCCAGACTAAGGCTCAAGCCGAAGCTTGGGAGGCCGCCGGCCGAGCAGCGATCGAAGCTGGGGACGTAATATCTAGCCCTAAGACGACAGGGACCCATAGGGACCTCACGACGTGGGGAGGCCTCTTCCAGCACACTAAGCACAACGTCTGGTACGCCAAAAGCCGCCGGCCGGAGAACCTCGTCCGCAATGCTCGGGAGGTCGTCGAATATTTTGGTGCCGATACGCCTGTTGCAGATTGTACTAAGACCCACCTGCAGGAGTTCGCAGAGAAGCTCAGCAACGAAGGCAAGAAGGGTAGCACCATCAACCGCAAAATGGCTGCAGCTTCAGTCATGCTCAGGGAGGCCTTCGACGCTAGGGTCATCACCCATAAGCCCACCATCCCTCTGCGACCGGAGGGGCCACCTAGGTGCAGATACCTCACTAAAGAGGAGGAGGACCAGCTGCTGGCCCACTTCGCTATCCGGTGGGATCGGAGCCTCTACACCTTTTGCGTCTTCCTACTCGACACAGGGGATAGGGCGTTCTCTGAGGCTGCGCAAGTTCGCTGGGAGGACCTCAACGCAGGATCGGTGACGCTACGTGGTGAGGACCAGATGGGCACCAAGAATGGCGGAGTGCGGCGCCTGACCCTCTCCCGAAGGGCTGCGATGGCGGTTGAGGAGATGGCGCTCGGCGATCGTTATCTAGGCAGCTCGGCGCAAGCAGGGCCGTGGT